TTCCCGCATACGACAAGGCTGAAGTACTTTCAGTCAGAGAAGAAACCAATCAGGAGGAAATATCCATGGAAAACACAACACCTGATTACACTTCAGCAATTGAGGAAGTTCGTAATCACGCAGAGGAGTTGGAGCGTCGTCTAGATGTTATTACATCAGAAAAGACAGCAGCAACTTCAGCACCAAAATTCCGTTCATACGGAGAATATATTAAGGCAGTTGCAAGCGGAGATGTAGATGCACACCGTGAGTACACAGGACCAACAACTGCAGACACAATCATGAAGAATGCTTGGGTTTCAGATGTAGTTCAGGTTCTTAACGCAGGACGCCCATCATGGGCAGTTCTATCTTCAGCAGCACTACCAGCAGATGGTAACAATGTTGAATACCCAGTTCGTGTAGTAAACAATGCTGATGTTACAGAACAAGCAGCAGAAGGCGACACACTTGCATACGGTTCAATTGAAATCACATCAGAAACAGCACCAATCAAGACATACGGTGGATACACAAATATGTCACGCCAACTTGTTGAGCGTTCATCTGTTGCTTATGTAGATGCAGCATTCCGTGCAATGGTTGCAAAGTATGCAGCAGCAACAAACGCAGCAGCAAAGGCAAAGTTCATTGCAGCATCAGGCTTTAACACAGCATCAGTAGCATCATGGGCAGCAGACGCTGTTATTGAAGCACTTGCTGATTCAGCAGTTAAGGTTAATGAAGATACAGGCAAGGCACTAGAATTCATTCTTTGCTCTGCAGATGTATTTAAGGACCTAGCAGGTATTGTTGATGGTTCAAACCGTCCACTTCTTGCAAATCAAGGCGCAACAGTTAACACACTTGGTTCAATCAATCCACTTGGCTTGACAGGAAACATTCTTGGTCTTCCAATCATTGTTGATCCATCATTCGCAGCAGGTAACCTCTATGTAGGTAACCGTTCTGCTCTTACAACTTATGAATCAGCAGGAGCACCATTCCGTTTGACTGATTCAGATATCACTAACCTAACCAACTCAATGTCTGTTTACGGATATGCTGCTATTGGAGCACTTGATCCTGCTGCAATGGTTAAGTTGGCTAATCCAAACGACTAATTAAATAACAGGAGATTAAAATGGACTGGACAGACTTAAAAGCATATGTAGGCGCTTCATCTAACGATGACGCTTATGTAGAAGAATGCTGGAATACATCTAAGGATTTAGTTGCAAGTTATATTGCATCTACTAAAGTTCCTGTTGGTGTATTAAAGCGTTGCTACTTGGAAGTTGGTTCAGAACTATTCAATCGTCGTAACGCACCAATGGGTGTGTCTCAATATGCAACTTATGATGGAGCACCTATCAATACTGCAAGAGACCCACTCGTTGGTGTGTATCCTTTACTTAATAGATATATGGTGAGATTCGGATGAATTTAGCAGGAGTAAGAACAGATCTAGAAAGCGCCATCGTTCTTGGTGGTGTTTCAAAGGTCTACAAGTATGTACCAGCAAGACCTAATCCACTCTGTGCGATTATGGAACCTGATACTGAGTTCATTACTGTGTATGAAAACCAATATGATGCAGATTATGCATCTAACTGGAAAGTACTTATATTAGTACCATATGCAACTAATGAAACAGAGACAGAAAATCTTGATGACACACTTGACACTCTAATCCCTGCGATTTGGGAATACACCACAGCAACAAAATTAACAGTAGACAAGCCATTTATCCAAGAGGTAAACGGTGCAAGATACTTAGCAACAAACATAAATATTTCAATTGACATTGAAGGAGGAAATTGATATGGCAAGAATTAAAGGCAAATCAATTATCTTTGAAGTTGACGGAACAGAGTACGCAGGTTCAGTAAGTAATGTTACTTTCTCATCTGCAGTTGGTACTTTAGGTTTCGGAGATTACACAGATAGTCTAGATTTCACATGTGCAGTCACTGGTTTCCAGGATGTACAAGCAGTGTCACTATGGTCAGAGTTGTTTGACAACCCAGGCGCACAGTTGACAATCACATATGCACCACACGGCAACGCAACACCAACATCAACACAGCCACACTTCACAGCCACAGGCTATGCAGAAACTGTACCTGATCTAGGTGGAGCAGCAGGAGAATATTTCGTATACGACTTAAACATCATTCTTGATGGCAAGCCAACACGAGTAGTTTCCTAATAAGGAGTAGTCATGGCAGAGGCTAACATATCTATTCAAGGAGTCAAGGAAGTCAAAGACACACTTGATAAATTGGGTAGAGATTTAGAGTCAAACATAGAACTTAATAAAGAACTAAGCACAACTCTATCTCAAAAAGCCTCTGCCTTGGCACCACGACTAACTGGTGCTTTGGCTTCATCTGTTCAGGGTAATCCTTCAGCAGAAAAAGCACAAATATTAGCAGGTAGTGCAGCAGTTCCTTATGCAGGGGTACAAGAATATGGCTGGCCTGAAAAGAATATTAAGGCTCAACCATATTTAAGACCAGCAGTACATAACAACATGGGTTACATCATTGAGAAATACAATGAAAGTATCCAAAAGGCAATAAAAAAATATAACTTAGACTAATAGGAGGCAGTAATGAACGACTTTGATTTAATGAATACTTTGAAATGGAAAGAACTTTCAGAGATTGAAGAATATTTAGATTTACCTATGGATGAATGGACTGAAGGCAAGTCCAAAGCAAAATTAGCATTCGCAATGCAATATATGATGGCAAAGCGAAACAACCCATCCCTTACAATAGGGGAAGCAGAAGAAATGTCAATACAACAGTTGACTGATCTTGCAGGAGTTGAATTTACTGTCCCAAAAGAAGTGAATCCAGCCTAAGCAAAATGGGTGAATTCTGTGCAGAGACAGGATACACTCCAGATCAATTTTGGGACATGACGCTGGAAGAGTACAGTGCAATTGTGACAGCACTTAACAGGAGGAGCAAGAATGGCTAATCAGATAACAATAGATATTGTTGCGGAGACCAAAAAACTTACCTCTGGAATTAATGATGCTAATCAACAGATTGATGGCATGTCTTCTAAACTTAAAGGTGCTGCTGCCGCTGCTGGTGCTGCTGCATCTGCTTTTGTATTAAAGCAAGGTGTTACATTCCTTAAGCAAGGCATTGATGAGGCTAAAGAAGCAGCAGAAACAATGCGGGCAGCCACAACAACATTTGGTGCAGGCTCTGAAGCACTTGCAAAGATTACTGCTGATGCTGACAAATTTGGCAAAGCAATGGCAGTTGATAATGATGAAATTATTAAACTTGCTACACAATTGGGTTCTCGTTTACCTGCTGATTCAAAATCTTTGTCTGCAGAATTAGTTAATTTAGCATTTGATGTTCAAGCATTTACTGCTGGAGCACTTGATGCAGAAACAGTTACAAATAAACTTGCCAAAGCCCTTGCTGATGGTGAATTAAAAGCATCAGACCTAGAAAAAATAGTTCCTGATCTAGATGCTTCAGTTTATGCTATGGCAGAAACAATGTCTAAGGCTGGAAATAATCAAGGTGCACTTAATCTTCTTATTGAAGCAGGACAAAAGAAATATGGAGATGCAGCAGAAAAGAATGTAACTGCATCACAGAAATTAGATGTAACATTAGCAAATCTTAAAGAGACAATTGGTGCAAAATTACTTCCAACAATTGAAAAGTTAATTGGTTTTGTAACTACAGTTATTGAAAAGTTTAGTGCATTACCAACACCAGTACAGAATGTTATTTTAGGTCTAACTGCCCTTGTCGCTATTGGTGGGCCAGTATTGACATTCCTTGCATCAGCCAAAACAGCAATGATTACGCTTGGTTTAGTATCTGAAGGTACAGCAGTTGGTATTGGTGCTTCAACAATAGCAGCAAATCTATTGAGAGTTGCACTTGCAGGTCTTGGTATTGGTTTGGTTATTGCAGCAATTGTGCTACTTATAGAAAACTGGGATTCAGTAACAGCAGCCGTTGGTAAGTTCTGGAATATGATAAAAGATGTTGTTCCAAAAGCCTGGGCAAAGGTAATGGAATTTAAAGACAAGGTTGTTGATTTTGTTGGAGATATTATTCAGGCATATGTTTCATTGCCAGGGAAAATGTTTGATGTTGGCAGAAATATTGTTAGCGGTCTTTGGGACGGTATGCAGAATATGGCTAGTTGGCTTAAGAGTAAAGTAACATCATTCTTTAAGAATCTTGTTCCTGACTGGGCTGAAAGGGCTTTGGGTATTGCATCACCATCTAAGGTATTTGCTGGCATTGGAAAGAATATTATTGGTGGTCTAGCAAGCACATTTAATGCACCAGCAATTAAATCTATATCAACTAAAGCACAAACAGGTCTTTCAGTTCCAAGAATATCTATGCCATCGTTACAAACAAGTTCAGGAGTTAATATTACAATCAACGCAGGTCTTGGTACGAATGGCGCTGCCCTTGGTCGCCAGGTATCAAGTGCGATTAAGCAATATGGCAAAGTAAGTACAAAGGCAAGATTTTAATGGCAGTTAAAGATGTATTTAGTGTAGAACTACAAACAGAGTCAGGCTTTGAAGATATTACTTCAGGTATCTTAAATGTAGATATTGTACACGGTACAGAAGTATATGAAGGACCTTATCAACAAATAGATACTGGTCAATTTACAATTGTAAGTCGTAATCCAAATATTGATCCAAAGATAAATTCTAATTTAAAGTTTGGTTCTTTTATTCAGTTTTTAGATTCAAGAAATGTTGAAGCAGGAAAAACAAATGTTTTCTTTGGTGGTTGGGTAACAGACATAGATGTTCAATATCAAAGAAATGATGACCCAATTATTACAATTACTGGTACAGATATATTTGGTTTATATCAGCAATCAGTTGTTACACAAGACATTGAAGACCAAGGAAGGTCTTGGGCTTCTGGTATTACTACTGGCATAGATCAAAATGGTATTTCATTAAATTATCTTGTAAATATGAATTCATGGACTCTTGTTGAACCAGGAAGTATAGAATATCTTGGTAATGCAACACCAGGTGGAATTGAACCTGCTACCCCTACTGATGATTATGCAAACTATGCTCCAGCAAGATATCTTCCACAAGTTGGAGAAACACTTCTAGAAGTATTAAATAAATATACTCAGACTAATTTAAACTATTGCTCTATTGACCATAGAGTAGATTCTTCACATATTAAAGTTTATCCTTTTGCAAAATACAACACTTTTTATTGGCCACCAATGCAAGATCCAGCAATAGAATTTCAAACATATAACTTTAGTTCTGATCCTGCCGACGGTAGACCATATGAGTCAATCTTGCTTAATAATGGTTATAGAAGAGTAACCAATTCAATAACTGTATCTAATGAAACAAAAACATTAGAAGATCCAATGGATGCTTTTAATACACCTATAAATTCAAGCACAACTAACTTTGGTCCTTATGTAAATACTGAATCAAATACACAATATGGAACAGCAACATTAGATTTAAATACAATTATTCCAACTGCAATAAATGATGAAGAAAGATATGCAACAGATATTTTTCAAATAGTAGCATTTCCTTCAGATGAAATACAACAAATTACATTTGATAATGCAAGATATGAAGATATACAAGATGATTACACATATAGTTTTTCTCAACTTAATCAATTTATTAGAATAAAGCATCAATTAAATGAAACAGAAACAATTGACAGATTTTATGATATTGCTGGAATCCGTCACAGTATCAACCCAGATAAATGGGAAATGACATTTACATTTAAACCATCACAACAAGAAATTGCTTTTACATATCAGGGGCAAATACCAACAATTCAAATGAATGCTTTAACTGGTGATACAAACTTTAATTTTACAGCAACAATTACAGATTTTCCAACAGAAACTATTGATAAAGTTGTTTGGTGTTTAAATGGAACTAACTCAAATATAAGTGAACAATGGTATTATTCACAAAGTGAAACTGTAATTCAAGAACCAAACAGATATAAAAATGGTTTAGAAAGAAATGGATTAACACAAACATGGAACTTTGATGATGATGGAATCCTTGCTGGTCCTGATTTTCCTACAGGTGGTTATGGACCTGGTGAATGGTATGTTATTGCTTATATTATTTTAAATAATGGATGGGTAATTGCTCCATATGTTAAATTAACTGTTGGCACTCCAGCAGTTGATGCAGACTTTTTATGGTCACAAAATTTAACAAACAATTTTGGCGAAGTAACATTTACTGATGATTCACACAACAATGAAATTGGAGAACCAGATTCATACCTTTGGAATTTTGGTGACGGGACAACATCAACATTAAAAAATCCAGTACATGTTTATGATCCATCACCAAGCACCACAACATATAGTGTTAGTTTAACTGTATTTGCTTATGGTCCTGGCGGTACAAAAGTTTATAATACAAGAACAAAAACAGTAACACTTGCACAACCAACAATGACTCCTAATTTTACATGGACACAAAATCAACAAACAATTACATTTACAAATACATCAACAAATGTTGGTTTTGAAGAGCCAGACGCTTATTTTTGGGAGTTTGGAGATGGAACGACTTCTACAGCAAAAAATCCTGTAAAAACATATGGAGTTTCAGAAAATGTTTCAACGCCGTTTTCTGTAAAGTTAACAACTAGAAATATTTGGGAACAAACGGCAGATGTTACAAAAACTGTTACAGTTCAAGCAATAAATGCCAGTGGAACATTTGGTGTTCGCTATATTAAATTTAGAATTGATTCACAAACAAGATCAGGAACAGTTCCTGCTGGTGGAGATTTATTTGCACTTACTCCTGTAATGAGTAATCTTAAAGCACTTACATCTGGTACAGGAGCAAATCTATCATATCTTAAACCACTTATAGGATTTAATGATAATTCAATTCCAAGAATGAGATGGTTTGCAACAAATGGTGCTGCAGTTCAATCAAGTAAAGGTTGGCAATACTTTTTAACAAGAAGTACTCAAACAGATCAATCAACATATGGTGATGGACCTGCAAATCAAAATAGTTCTTCATATGCTGGTTTACCATATCCTACAGTTCGTTGGGAACTTGTTGTAGATTTAGGAGAAGAAATTAATTTAATAAATGACATAACTTTAAGATTTGAAGATTTGCTTGTAGCAAGTGGAGTATATGCTGGAATTTATCAAGAATCATTCTATCCAAAAATTAGTGTTGATGTTGCAAATGTTATTACTGACTATACCCCAAATCCAGCAGGAACATATGGTCCAGCAACACTAAATGGTAATTGGGTAAATATTGGTTATTTTAAACTTACTGGTGGACCAATGGATCCTTCAGTTCCTCAATGGCCTGTGCAAACAAGAACATCTGCAACAAAGACAATGACAAAAATTAGACCAATGCCTTTAAATATTCCATATTTTAATTATAAATTTTTTACTGGTGCTAATGATAAACAGGCACAATTTTCTTCAGTAGAAACCGCAGATTCTTATGCCTGGAATTTTGGTGATGGAACAACATCTACTGATAAAAATCCTTTAAAAACATATGCTGCTTATGGAACATACAATGTAACTCTTGCTGTAACAAATGGTGGAGTAGTAACAAGAACAACAACAGAACCAGTAATAGTTCAAGCAACCATATTATAGATTTCTGGACTGCCTCCAGGAAAAGCAGAACCCTCCCATGATGTCTGATAACAAAAGGGAGGGTTTTGTTAATTAATCTTCTAGACTTGGCTGCACCTCTGGCAGTAGTTCTACCTCAGCCTTTTTAGACTCTTTCTTCTTAACTTTAGGACGCTTTGTTTCATAATCCCAGTCTTTTACTGGAATCAATTTACCTTCGTAGTATACATTTTTAGCCATTATTTTTATCCTTTGCTAGAATCGTGTAAATATCATCAACACGCTTTTCAAGTCTTGTAATCTGATCTTTCATACTAGAACCTGAATTTGGTTTAAGTTCATGTAAAAACTTGCTGATCATCCATTTGGAGAACGCAAAAAAGGCTCCAAGGACACTTACTGCACCAGCGAAAACGGCAGCAACAATTTCAGGGTTAGTCAACATACACTAATTGTACAATTGAGGTAGATTAACCTTGGAGGAATCAATGGAAACCCTTAATTTAATACCGCCATCAATTGAATGGCAAACCTATCGTGGAGATAGCACAGAAATGACTGTTCTTCTTGTAGATGAGAATGATGCTGCACTTGACCTAACAGACTGGGAGTTTACTGGAAAAGTTAGAGAATATCCATCAGATGCATCAGTAATAGAAACCCTTACAATTACAAAGAATGCTAATGCATTGACAATTGTTCTTGATAACTCAGACCTTCCATTGACTAGTTATTTTGATATTGAAGGGGTTAATTCAGAAACAGACAAGGTTTCCACAGTACTCAGAGGTAGAATAGCAGTAGAAGAGGATGTAACACGATGACTCTTGGCTATGTTAAGGTAACATCTGAATCACCATTGCTTAATGGAGAAGTTGAAGTCATTTCTCCTGAAAAGATTAAGATTTATACATCAACTTTGTCTATTGCACAAGGCCCTGCTGGACCACAAGGGCCTCAAGGAGAACAAGGGCCTGCTGGTCCTACTGGAGCAACTGGCGCTACTGGTGCAACAGGTGCAACAGGTGCAACAGGTGCAACAGGTGCAACTGGACCTCAAGGCATCCAAGGTATTCAAGGCGTTAAAGGCGATACAGGAGAAACTGGTCCACAAGGAATCCAAGGTATCCAAGGCCCTCAAGGAATTAAAGGCGACAAAGGCGATAAAGGCGATACTGGTAATGCTGGTGCTGATGGCGATAGATATCACACAACATCCACTACAAGCCTAACAATTGGCAATGGCACTCAAACATTAACTGTTGCAGACATAAATGTAGATTACACAATAGGACAAACTGTTGTAGTTGCTTATGATGCAAACAATCATATGCATGGAGAAGTAACATCTTACAATTCAGGAACTGGCGTATTAGTTTTTGATGTTGATAAGCATACTGGTTCTGGTACATATACTTCATGGGAAGTAAATTTATCTGGTGCTGTTGGTATCCAAGGGCCACAAGGAATTCAAGGTGAACAAGGAATACAGGGCGAGCCTGGCCCTCAAGGAATTCAGGGAATTCAAGGAATCCAAGGAATTCAAGGAGAAACTGGAGCAACTGGTGCTACAGGACCACAAGGAATTCAGGGTATTCAAGGAGAAACTGGCCCAGCAGGACCTGACTTTGGTGGATACGACAGAGAAATCCATGTTTCAGGAACAGACGGTAATGATACAACTGGAGATGGTGACTTTACAAAACCAGTTGCAACAATTGCAAAGGCATTAACACTTGTTACATCTACAAGAACTACATTGATAGTTCATCCTGGTACATATTCAGAAACAGTTTCTCTACCAGCACAAGCAGGTATTACAATATCTGCATCCAATATTACACAGTTAAATACTACAAGCCAAATTTTTATTAATACATTAACTATTGATTCTGCAGCAACTGGTGCAACAATAAACGGTGTAAACATTGGAACACTTAATATTACAGGAACTGCTGGTGCATCTATTAATAATATTGCTGTAGGTGCATTCAATAAATCATCTTCAGGAACAGTTGTTGTTACTGGCCCAAGATTTGGAACTAGTCCAGTATCAATTACAGGTGCTGGAGTTACTCGTTTTGACGATGGCACTGGAGCAGGAACTCCAACAATTAATAATACTTCTGCTATTGTTCTTTTTAAGAATATTAAAAACATTTATACAACAACAGTAACTGCTGGAACTATATATATTACTGAATCAGCAGTATTTAGCGATGCTACATATGCAGTTAGTGCTGCAGCACAAGGCAATATAAATATGTTTAATTCTCAAGTATTTAATCTTGCTGGAACTACAATTAGACCAATTAGTGCTGCTGGTTTTTTTGCCATTGTTAATAGTTATATTAACTATGGATCATCAAATCTTGCTGGAACAAATATAACTCAGCCAACATCAAGTACTGGAAGTTTAAGAGCAACTAACTTTATTACTATAAATGGTACATCAAGTCAATTTGTCAATGGTGTAGGTGGATTAACCTATCCAGCAAACTTCTTAGCCCCTGCCACATCTAGTAGTACTGGCTCATTTGGACAATTAGCATCTGATGGTACTTATCTATATGTTGCTACAGGTACAAATGCCTGGAAGAGAGTGGCTCTAACTACCTTCTAAAAAGCCTTCTAAGGCCATTTTTAGACACTTTTAGCAGGTTTTGATAGGTAGATATACCAACAAAGTATTTAGGCCCTCAAATTGCCTTATTGCAAACCGTAATAAACTATGATAAACTATATCTAGGTTTGTGGGGGCTTTTCACTGAGAGATATTTCTTTTAGTAAACTCCCTCCTTCAACTTATAGATGCTAATAAAAATCTATGGGGGGAGGGGGGGCTTTGCCTAAAAGATGAATACTTGACTACTTGATAGTCTTTCTGATATGATAATTGTTATTGGCGTTAGCCAATCCCGCAGGGTACATTGAAAGGCAGCAATGAGACTATTACATGAAAAAACCAATAGAAGAGTATTGGCTAATAAAGAAGATTTAAATATTTCTAATGGTTGGAAAACCTTAATCAATAAATATCCATCAAAATGTATTTTATGTGATAAGCATATAGGCAATGGCGTAAAAATCTTATGGCATGTAAATGAAAGAATTGTTATGCATAAAGCAGATTGTATTTGACAAACCATTATATACAATGCTATAATAGATACATGAATACCAAGCAATGTATTAAATGTCAAGAAACTAAGACAGTTGATAAATTTCATAAAGGCAGTACTAAAGATGGATATGATTACTACTGCAAATATTGTAGAACAGCATCAGCACTCAAATCTCAGCGTGGTGGCAATAAGAAGAAATGTACAATCTCAGAATGTGAGACACATCATTATGCCAAGGGTATGTGTAGAAACCACTACACCAGATGGAATAGAAATGGCAATCTTGAACCTATTCTAGATATTGTAGAAGAACAAAAGACATATAAATACGCAAAGCAGCAACTTACATACCGTCGTGAATATATGCTTATGTACAAATATAAGTTGACCATGGAGCAGTTCCTTGAAATGTCCAAGAATGGCTGCAATATTTGCGGGGGAACACAAGAAAGAACTATGCAGGTAGATCATGACCATAACTGCTGTTCTGTTGAAGGTGCTACATGTGGTAATTGTGTAAGAGGTGTCCTTTGCAATAGATGTAATCAGACTGTTGGCAAGTATGAATTAGGTGTTGGAAGAGACGATAATCCCCTTTTGGACAAGGTAAAGGAGTACCTAAATGGGCAGAAAAGGTAGACCAACGAGATATACATTAACTTATGAACAGAAGGTTTGGGATAACTATAATCCGTATCATCCTATGAAAGAGCCTACAGCCAAGGAATTGACAGAACACTATAATGAGAAACACCTACTTAAAATGAATAAGGCCCTTACCTATATGGCTAATTCGGCAGGGTATGAAGCAGATAAAGCAATAATTACCATTATAAGTAAAAGACTATTGGGGTTACTGTATAATTGATTAAATGGGAAGACCTGGAAAACTTGGATGGCCTGATGAGCCTATGTATTACTTAACGAAATACAAGACAACCAAGAGACCTAGGCCTTGTGATAGATGTAGACAGAATGCCTACTATTATCATCCAGACTATAAATACCTATGTGCCAGTCATTTGCTTGATTTGGTCAATATAGGTGGTTTGGCCTTCTCATGGGAGGATTATCCAGAGGTATGGGCAAGGACAGAGAGATTGCTCCAGAGGGAAGCACCATCGTATACTGGTGTGAAATACACGGAGTCAGCACAGGAGATGAATGCTGTGGACGAAGAGGACCAATGGGATATGTACAAGAACCTAATGGAGGACTATGATGGGTAGCCCATATGCAACGGCTGAGTATAAGCGTAATAGGAAGATAGTGCTTGAAGCCTCTCAATGGACCTGTCATTACTGTAATGGGGTAGCCAATACTGCTGATCATATAATCCCTGTGTCAAAAGGCGGGGGTAATGAAGTAAGCAATCTATTACCAGCATGTACTAAATGTAATAGCGGTAGACAAGACAAGACACTTATCAGACTAAGATACTTCAATAAGAGGTATGCATGAGTAAAGGCTTAGGTTTGTTAGGTAAAGGCTTAGAGATACAGAGGTTTGAAGGTTTGATTAAGCGTGGATATGGTGGTTTGGATACTCTTAAAAGAGCGGCCTTTCTAAGGCCTGTCCAAATAGTGAGACAAACCATCTCAAACCTTGATATGGGGATATCCCCCTTACGCCCATACCACAGATATAAAGGTTTGTCAAGTCCCCTGCAAAAAGCGGGGAAGTTAAGAATAACAAACCATACCCCTGGTAGGATAACAAACCCTTATATGGATATAGCCCCATACCCTGGATATAAAGGTTTGGCAGATATGAAGGTTTGAAGGAAATAAAGGTTTGGGGTTTTTTTATTTTTAAATGGGGAACCCTGTAAGAGTATGATAAAAAACCAGAAATAAAAAATAGTAAAAGGAGCAATAAATGAGAACAGGAATGAGCCAAGGCCCTAGAGGTCTTAGAGATGTATCAGCAGTAAATGAACCACTTAATCTAGATATGACATTAGCAGAATCTGTGCGTATAGCCATATCAAAGGCTACATGGTTAGATGAGGTAGATCTAGCAGCAGCAAAGCAAGCAGTCCTATTGGCAGAAACCATAGATGCAAACCCTGATAAGCGTCATCAGAATGCACCTATCCTAATTGGCCTATTGTCAAACCTTGGTCTGCTTAATAACCGCAAGACGACAGAAATGTCTCCTGCAGAAATGTTACAGGCTATTGCAAACGGCTAGTTGGTTACCCACATATTGGACTGAGCCACTTAGTGACGATTTCCAGACTGATGGGGAAAAGGTTATTAATATATCTCAAACCTTATGGCGTTTGCCTGAGAAAAATGATGAAATATTAACCCTAACTGACTGGCAGAAGTGGCTTATCCGCCATGTCTTAGAGCGATATCCAGATGACTATTATGACCCTTCTAAGGCTGGTAGGCTGCGTTATAAGCAGGTTGTTATATCTATGCCCAGGAAGAACGGAAAGAGCCTCCTAGGGGCCTTATTTGCCTTATATGGCATGCTTCTGCATGAACCTGCACCTGAAGTAATATCTGTAGCAGCCAGTGCAGACCAGGCTAAAATTGTATACCGTCGCCTAAAACACCAGGTAGATTCAAGTGAATTACTTGCACATTTCTTTAGCAAATCCACGGAACACAGAGGACTTTGGACTAAAGACGGTACAGGAATGTATAAGGTTATTGGTGCAAATGTTGCAACAGCCCAAGGTCTACATCCATCCATGGTTATATTTGACGAACTCCATGTTGCCAAAGAAGATGTATGGACTGCTATGTCTCTTGGATCAGCAACTCGTACAGATGGTTTGACCATTGGTATTACTACCGCTGGAGATGACACATCAAACCTTCTAAAACATTTATATGAAAGAGGAATGGCTGCTATTAATGGGCAAGAAGACTTAGAAAGGTTTGGATTCTTTTGCTGGGAAGCACCAAAGGGCTGTGCCATAGATGATGAAGAAGCCGTCAGGCAAGCAAACCCTCAACTTGCATCTGGCATCCTAAACTGGGAATCAGTCAAGAACGAACTAGCCACAATGCCTGAACCAGACGCTAGAAGATACCGTTTAAACCAGTTTGTGTCCAGTATGAATGCTTGGATTCCTGTAGGTGCGTGGTCTCAATGTCCAAACGGTAGACCTACAAACCCTGAAGTGTTTGCCATTGAGCGTACCTCTGGTTGGGAATATTGCTCTATCGTAACTGCCCAGATGCAGGAAGATGGCATGATCGCTACTGAATTGGTGGCATCATTAAACAATACTAACATTGATGAAGTCATTAAATTATGTTTGGACCTAGCCAAGTTTGGCAAACCATTCATTATGGATGGAAATGTATTAGATGATCTGGCTGCTGCATTAAAACAGAAGGGTCTTCGTGTACAAATTACATCAAATAAAGACTTAATATCAGCATCAAACAACACATATAGTAGAATTATGAAAAAGGAACTAATTCATCCAAGTGATGACATAGTTTCGTTACAAATGCAACGAGCAGTGCGTAAAAATAGCGGAGAATCCTGGAGGATTGCCCGCAAAGATAGCGGAACTGAAATAGATGCAGCAGTAGCAACAGTATTGGCTATCTGGTTTGTGGAAACACAAATAAAACCACAACAGATGGTTCATTGAGGAGAATGCAATGGGATTTAGAGATAGATTAGTAAACAGACTTGGTTATGAATTAGAACCAGTCTATGTTCCTGAAACAGAAAATCGTGGAGTAGCAAACACTGCACCAGTAAGAGAAGCAGTTGCAGTAACACCAACTACTGCCCTTAGTCTTGTTGCTGTGTCTCGTGCCACATCAGTATTAGAAACTGCAATTATGCAAATACCTGTAAATGTTTACAGGGGTAATGCACAGTTGCCAACACCACTTTGGTTAGAAACACCAGACATTGAGAATCAAGTATCTCAAGCAGAATGGCTTGGAACAACATTAATACATATGGCAACATACGGTAATGCTTTTTGGTATGTTAAAAGAGGCCCACGAGGTATTGTAAATATTACAAACCTTCATCCACAAGATGTAAATGTATTAACTGATAATTCAGGCAAAATTATTTATTCTTATGGAAATAAAAATTATTCGTCACAAGATATTAAACATATTAAATTGTGGCATGCACCAGGTTCTTCTTCACTTTTAGGTGAAGGACCATTACAGCGTCATAAATCAGTTTTGCGTTCAGCACTTGACTTACATAATTATGCTGACAACTGGTTCCGTACCGCTGCAGTTCCAACAGGAACATTAACAACATCAGAATTTCTTTCTGCAGATGTAGCAAAGCAAAATAAAGAAGCATTTATTGCATCGCAGCAAGAAAGAAGCGTCGCTGTCCTTTCCTCTGGACTTAAGTATGATTCAATTACACTTAGCCCTGAGCAAGCACAATTCCTAGAAAACCAGAAGTTTATTACACGCCAAATCGCAATGATGTTTGGTGTGCCAACAATGTATCTTGGTATGGGAATTGAAGGACAAGGTATGACTTATGTCAACGGTAACGAAGACAGAGCAAAATTATTTGAAGATGGATTACAACAATATATTGTTCGTATCCAACAGGCTATTACTGATCTTCTTCCAAGAGGAC